GTTGGCACAACACAAACCGCAGCGTCATGCACGGTTAGTGCAGGCCGGTATCGCTTCTTTATCTCAAGCATCTGTTCACCCACGATGATTCTCGCCAACGCCTGCACAATGTTCTCAACCATTGCACCGCCCCAGATGCTGACCTTGCCCTTGCGAGATTCGTAGACGAACTGTCGATTTTCCGACGATAGATTGGGGTAACAAATGTGCAAACCATTTGGTAGACGGATGCCCTGAGCGCTAACCCACACACAGTTGTGTTCGCCAAGAGTGTAAGACTCTGACCCCGTAGGCAACGCTGCCAGATGCCCCAGAGCGTTATCGCACTCGCGCCATAGGCTGACGATCTTGTGGTTCAGCGTCCGGTACGTGTTCACAAGATGCTTGCAGTCTTCTTCAAGCACGACCAACTGTTTACCCGCAAAGATTTGTGAAGTCGCTAGCGTATGCCGTAACTTCGCTGCCCCCGTGCCATAGCCAAGTCCCAGAACGCAGGTCTTACCAACGAAACGTTCAATGACATCATCCTTGGTGATCGTTCTCTTGTAGACCTCAGAAGCAAAGATGGAATAGACATCTTTACCATCCCGAAAAAACCCAACAACTTCATCCTGTCCTGCAAGCCACGCGAGTACTCGCGCTTCTATTTGCGATGAGTCGCAGTTGATAACGGTATGACCTTTCGGAGCGACCACCGAATTCTTGAGTGTCTTCTTTTTCTTGTCTCTTGAAGGAAGGTTTTGTAGGTTGACGGAATCCATACCCGACCAACGACCTGTATGAGCGCCGTAATACTTGAGCGGGATAGGTAACCGACCGCGATTCCTAGCACCAATACCGATAAAGCGTTCAATGCGTGACTCCTCTATAGTTGATTTCGTGCCGAGTCGTACGGCACACAGTTGTTGAATGAACGGATTCTCATGTTCCGATAACGCGATAAACCCCTCATCGTTCTTGGCGAGAGCAAAGGTTTCCTTACCTGTCGTAGGGCTGACCTTCTTGGGTGGCTCAACGCCATGCTCTTTCAAGATGGCAGCAAACTGTGGGTTGCTAGCCAACTTCTTACGAACTGATTCCTCATCTTCGCAGTTCAGTTTGCTCATCAGGCCGGACAGCAGAGTTTTCTTTTCGTCTTTTATTTCGTCTAGTCGTTCGACCAACAGAGCGTCGTCAATCTCAAGCACCGGCTCGGTAAACATCCGCAGGGTCATGTCAATCAAGTTCAACTCGGGCGTCGGGAACCCTTCGGCAAGCAGCGCGTTAAACAACTTGAAAGTAAGTTGGGTGTCGTTTATGCAATATCTCGCATAACGATCTAAGTCTTCGCTGCTGAAGTCCGACCTATGTTTGCCAAGGGCATTGCCTACCTCAAGCCCCTTCTCACCTAGTCCATACCTCTTGACGAGTGCAGCCAACGATCCACCCGCATCAACACCATGTATTGCACGTGACATGCAGAGCGTATCAAAGTACATGGCAGGAACGATCCCAAACTGCCACGCGAGTATGGCCCCGTCAAAAAGCGCATTGTGGCAGAGGAGTGCGGATGAACCCCAATCAACTTGGTTGAGCCATGCTTTGACCTCGGCATGAGTACCACTAAACCACTCTGGCTCGCCATCATCTATTTTGATAGCAACACCAATTACTTCAAACAACGGATTACGAATGTATTCTTCAGTCGTAAGTTTCTTCAGACTGTAGTCAGAGTTGTAGTAGGTCTCAAAGTCGAGCGTAACGAAACTCATGGATCAACGCTCCATGTTTCGGTCTGCCGTTGCAGCCGAGGCCATTCAACCACCGTGGTGAAAGACTTGTCGTGTACAAGAATGTGGTTGGTCGGCTGTGCCGTAAACCTGCCGTTGTCTAACTTGATGAAGTAAAACTCTTTGGACTGTTCTGGCTCAAGACTGAACCCGTCAAGCATAGGGATTGCCGTAAACATATAACGACCACGTAGTTCTTCCTTGCTTCGTAGTTTCACGCCCATAGGCACGGCTTCAAGAAACGGATACTCCACCACGCTAAAGTGATGTCCGTAACAATCCCAAGTTTGTGAGTCGCAGGGTTCCCAATCAAAATCAACTTGTTCGTGCGCTAACTTATGCAGTGGCACGTTGCGATACACCGCACCACACTCCAACATGACATGGCATCCCCACGTTCTGCCGGGATGACTAACCAGACCAAACCATGCGACTCGTTCCCACTTGTCGTTACCAAATGTTTTAGGTTCAACGTAACAATATGTATGACGGGGCAACGGCCCCGCACCTGAGTAAATCATTTCTTCTTGCCACCCTTTTTTAACCGCGCTACTTCTTCACGCAGCCGCTGAATCTCATCGTGACATGCCCAAAGAACCCCACCCACGGTGAGAAACTTCATTTCCGTTGTTGTTGAAGCGTCATTAATATCGTTTGGTAGCGCACGGATCAAGTCAAGAATGTCATCTTCGATCTCCACGTAGTGCCTCCAGTTCAGCCTTTAATACGCTAATTTCTTGAGCCAACACATTTGCTTCAAGTTTCAGTCCTGCCTTACGCATTGATGCAAGGGCTTCTTCTACTTTGACTTGTTGCGAATGCCGCCACGGCATCCGTTCCATCTCAGCCTTCCACGCGCCCGGTGGAGACTCGTTATCGACTGGCATATTGCTGTCTCACTTGATCGCGCACCAACATCAACAACTTACAAATCACGTGCGTCTGTGACTTGTCTTTGCCGTTACGGTTTAGCGAGTCGAACTCCAATGCGTACATCTCTACAATGTCCCATCGCAGCGTCTCCAACTTTCCATCGTCGTCAATCTTTGCCCACACCGTTTCGGGGTGCGCTACGACCTTGACGTTTTCCTGCGGAACAATTAAATACGCCTCATCGTCTTCAACTGTTTCTTTGTTGATCTCACTCATGGACAATCTCCTTGGCTACATCCATCCACTCTTTACCGTATTCAACATCTACCCAATCTTTGAACCACGGCCCACCTCTGGTGAAGTGAACGGCTTGCGGGTTCTGGCAGTCATCTCGGGTGTGCCACCCTTCCAGATAGTTATAAGCAATAGGCAACTCACCGATGGTCGCGTCCCACAGGAACCGTAACTGATGCAGGTACATCCCAGACTCGCGGTTCACAACTTCGGGAGTGAGTGTCTTGAGCAACGGATGCCCACAGTTCCACAGGATCATGCTGCTCCAGTTCTTGCGTGGATACTGGTGCTGAACCCTGCCGTCCATCTTCGTTGACTCTTTCGGCTTGTAGTCGTGCTTAACCACACGCACCCCGTAATATGGATCCATGTAGTTCTCAAGCGCAGCGACATCCCCACGCCAGAGAAAGTCACAGTCCATGAACACCGCCCACCCCTCGTAGTTGCACAGGTGCGGCACAAGGAAGCGCGTGAAAGAAAATTCTGTAGATGACAACGGGTCATGCTCACGCCAGTAAAGATTCCGTTCACGCATCTCGGTCTGCTTGATCGGCTTGATCTGAAGTGGTACAGACGTATGCTTCTCAAGCGACTTCTTACAAACTTGATACGCGATATCCTCGCGGCTATCCCAACCAATAAAGATTTTCATCACTTCCTCAATATCCAATCGTCGATGACGCGATCCAGTACCCGGTACTGCAACTCCCTCATCAGGAACCTCACCGCAGCATGTCTGCCCTGCTCAGGTATGGCGTACTTGGTTTTTTGTTCGATGATGACAACAGGATTGTTACGTTTGAATGTTTCGTAGCCACCCTTGACCACCTCTAACTCGTAGCCTTCAACGTCGATCTTTACAAAGTCCACGTTGTTCAAACCGAAATGATCTAACGGGTACATAGGCACAGTCCCAACTTCGCCACGCACCACGTGGGTCATGCCAGTATTGTCTCGTTGCACGTTTAACTTAACGCTACCCTTACTGTCGCCCAACGCGCACTTGTGTATGAAAGTAACATTTGGAGCGTTCTTTGCGAGGATCTCAGCAAACTCTTCGCAAGGCTCAAAGCACACGACAGAATCAAACTTGTTGGTCATGTTTCTAGCCCAAAGCCCAATGTGTGCCCCGATGTCTACAGCCGTACGAAACTGTTTGCAGTACCCCATGGCTGCATTTTGATGTATCGGTTGATACTCCGGTCTACCAACTTCATTAAAGTAAACATCTATGTGTGTTTCTTTATCAGGTAGCCACCATCCTTGTACATTCTTCATCACGCAGCCTCAAACAGTTGCTTACGGTTTGGCCCTTTGTAATGAATGATCTTGGCATCATGCACTTCCATAAACTCTGGCAGACACCCGTAGACAGACTCGGACATCGTGTGAGCCTCCGACTCGGCGTATAACTTCAATACTTCTTGATCGCCGTACCACTTGCGGTACTTGGGGTCGATCTTGTCAAACATACTCAGCATGATCTGCCACGGCGCACCGTTCTTCGTTGCCGTAGCACAAGCCACAAACGGGTAGACCTGATCAATGGTCATGTCTTTGTATTCGTCAAACCGGATGCCGCGCTGTTCGATACTGAAGATAGCCTCTCGCTGAAACTCTCGGCGGCACATCACGATCTCAGCCTCACCCAAACATTCCTCTACCACCACGCGATCCACAAAGATCATGTCGGTGTCGATATACAAAGCAGGCTCGTCTAGATTACGCAGCGCAAACGCCTTGACTCGTGAGAATGTCATCTCGTTCGGATCAAGGTCGTACTCACACCGCTCCGTGATACCCATGACATCCGGTGTATCTTTGTCAGTCAGCATGATCACGTTGGCATCAGGGTTGTATCGCAGCAAAGATTTCACCATCTTTTGTGGCACAGAAATATCTTTACCAATGTGCATGAACACAAAGTTGTCTCTGACTCTTTCCATGTCAAAGTTCAAAATTAAATCTAACTCATCACGCACTTGCTTCAACTGCAAGTCCCACGGCGCGTTCATGTTCTCGCGCTGATAAATCTTTATGCTCGGATACCACAGGCTTTCGTTACCGATACGGTTGTTCCAGTACCAGAGTTTGTTCGCATCCAGTAGCAAAACATCCTTACCCATCGCCCCTGCCAGATGCACGTTCGCGCACGATGGCGAAATGATGACGCTGCATATCTCCATGAGCGCAGCCACATTTTCCAAATCCAAGAACGTATCAATGTGTGTGGTAATGAGACTCGGGTGAAACCCTTCGCCCTGTTTCTGAGCATCGCCATACTGAAGATTGATGAACTTGAGAAACGGCGTGTCGAGGATTGGACGCATGGCTTCCAACGGCACAGACTTGTGCGGCCCGATGACAGGTGCGGTACTTGTCCAAGTCAGTCCGACAATATACTCGTCCTCATGCAGCCCATACTGTTTACGGAGCAACGCCACCCGTTCGGGATCAGCCTTGAGGTAGGCGGTCGATACACTAGGTGCAATATCACGGACTGAGTTAATAAAGTATTTACCCAGAGATGCAATCGGTATATGCGAGTCATGCTCACTCATTTTGATACGCGAGTTATGCGAAACAAACTTGACGTTCTTTACTTTGCACCCGCGCTGAAAAAGATTTGCCACGCGAAGGTCGATCATCACCGTCACGTGTTCAACTTCTTGAGCCAACTTCTCAATCA